AACTGGTACACCGCAAGCAACAAGAGCAGCTAAAGAATTTGTTAAAGCTGAAGAATTAGTTAATAAAACTTTAGCTGAACAAGAAAAATTATTAGAAACAATCCGTAGAAAACAACAGAATAAACAATTTACGTTAGGTATAAGAAGTCAAGGTTTTAAAAAAAATCAAATTGAACAAAGCGATGGTAGTTTTTTAAACAAAAGACGACAAGAATTGCAATTAGCAAACAGAGCAGCAACTCTAGAAGATCGTATTAATAAAACTCTTGCCAAAAGAGGAAAAATTTTAAGTGCAAATGGCAAGCAAATAATTAATAATAATCAGGCGAGAAGTGCAGCAGCAGGTGGATCAGGAAAAAGGATAGGCAGTACTATTTCTAGTGCAGCTATTGGTGGTGCATTTCCTTTATTATTTGGACAAACGGGTTCTGCTGCTATAGGTGGTGGAATTGGTGGCTTAGCAGGTGGAGCTATAGGCGGACAATTCGGATTTGCTTTATCTATTGTTGGAACAGCATTAGGTTCTGCAAATGATAAAAATTTAAAGTTTAATCAATCATTAGCTATTTTAAATTCAAGACTTTCAACAGTTAGCGATGGAAGTCAATTAGTAGCAAAAGATATTGATGGTTTAGCTAAAAGATTTAGAATTACTAAAGAAGAAGCCTTTAAATTATTAGAAAGTTTTAATGAGTTTGATAATCCAAGAATAAGAAAATCTTTAGCAGAAGTTTTTGGATCAGATAGTGGAGCTTTTCAAGGTTTAGCGGGATCTAATCGTTCAGCAAAATTAGCAAAAGAAATTTTTGAAGCAAGAAAACTTATTGGCGATCAACAAACTACACAGTTACTTCAGCAAAATTTAATTAATGGTGCTGAAACAGTTGAATTAGCTTTAATTAGAGCCAAAATTAAGGCAAGACAAAGAGATCAATTAGAACAGGCAAAACAAATAAGTATTTTTGGTAGAATTGGTGCTGGTTTTAGGCTTAAAACAGCAGATGAAGTTATTGAAAAGCGTATTAAAGAATTAGAAAAAACATTTGCAAAAACAGAAGATCAAACAATTAAAGATACTATAGAAGGTTTGAAAATAATTAGAGAACAACTTGGATTAGTTAATGAAGCACAAGGTCAGTTTGGTCAGTCGGGGGTATTAGCTTTTAGTGCTATTACCGATAAAGTAAAAGACCTACAAGATGAAATGAAAAGGCTTCAAAATCCAATATCTCAAGTTATTTCGTTAAGTGAATCTATTGCAAGATCATTTGAGGATTCTTTTGTAGGAATAATAAAAGGTACTATGTCTGTTGGAGATGCGTTTAGAAATATGCTTAATGTAATAGCAGATGAATTCATACGAAATGCAGCAAGAATGGCAGCTAATCAGTTTCAGCAAGGTTTATTAGGACTATTTGGTAATTTTTTCAGTAAATCTGTACCATTTTTAGAACCTGTAAGCGGTCTTGACTTTAGTAGTGGTGGGCTACAACTACCTTCAAGTCCTAGTTTACCTTCAAGTCCTGGTTTACCAAAAGTATCTGGTTTACCAAAAGTTCCTGGTTTTGCTGATGGTGGTAGACCTTTAGTAGGTAGAGCTTCAATAGTAGGAGAGCGTGGGCCAGAGCTATTTGTACCCGACAGAGCAGGAACTATTATTCCTAACAATGCAATGGGTTCTACAAATATAGTTGTAAACGTAGATGCTTCTGGTTCGTCTGTTGAAGGTGATGAAGAAAGAGGTAGAGAATTTGGAGAACAGCTTGTTTCCGCAGTTCAAGCTGTAATAATTAACGAAAGAAGATCTGGTGGTTTACTTAACTAATGACTTTTACTTTTCCCTCTAGCGTTCCAAATCCCTCATATAACGTACAGATTAGACCTAATCCATCTGTTAATGTTGTAAGTTTTGGAGATGGTTTTGAACAAAGATTAACTGAAGGATTAAATCAAAATCCTATCACTGTGAATTTAGTATTTGAACTATCGCAAGCACAAGCTACAACTGCAATAGATTTTTTAAATGCCAGAGTTGTTGATTCTAGTTCTTTTGACTTTCAATTACCAAACGAAAATTCATCACGAAAGTTTGTTTGTGATTCCTTTCCTAGAACTATTCCATTCTTAAATAGAATTAAATTAACTTGTGTATTTCGTGAGGTGTTTGAAGCGTAATGGCGATACCTTTTTCAGAACTAAATAAAATAAACCCAAGTTCTATTATTGAGTTATTTCAACTTAAATTAGATAATACTTTGCACGGTCAAAATACTACTTTTTATTTTCATGCTGGTGCAAATCTTAACAACTTTGGTGAAATTAAATACTTACAAAATTCTTACCAAAGAGTAGCTGTACAAGCCGAAGGTTTTGAAAGAAAAAGCACTGGTACAATTCCTAGACCAACAATGACTTTTTCTAATTTAGGCGGTATAAATTATACTCCTTCTGGTGCAACTGTTACTATGACTGATTTCTTACAAATAATAAATTTAGTAACACCAAACAATGACTTACTCGGAGCAACAATCACTAGACTAATGCCTTTAGCTTCTTCTTTAGATACAACAAATTTTACTTCGGGTGTAAACCCATTTAATTCATCAGTCGGATCGTCTGGTCTTGCTGACAGGTTGCGTGATGAGATATTTGTTATTGATAGAAAAGCTATTGAAAGTAGGCAGATTGTTCAATTTGAATTGACAGGTGCAAATGATTTAGAAAACAAGAGAATACCGCAAAGAGTTGTCACAAGAAAACTTTTTCCTGCTGTTGGTACGTTTATCTGATGAATACATACACTTGGTCTAAAGATGCATTTGAACACGCTATTGAATGTGGTGTTGAAGAATCTTGTGGATTAATTTTAGATATTGACGGAATCGAAACTTATTGGAAATGCAAGAATATATCTAAATCATATAAAACTGAATCTTTTGTCATAGATCCTATTGATTATGCGGACGGTGAAGATCAAGGAGAGGTTTTAGGAATTGTACATAGTCATCCTCAAGGTGAGCTTATCTTTAGTCATGCTGATAGACTTAGTTGTAAATTTAACGATTTACCTTTTTATCTTGTAGATCCCAAATCTGAATCTATTATTGTTTTATACCCATCTGAAATAAATGATTAATTTAAAAATTTATGGCAGATTAAGAAAATTCATAGGAAAGTCTAGCTTTGAAATAGAAGCTAATAGTCCACGCAAAGCTTTTAATTTTTTAATAGCAAATTATGAAAATGTAGAAGATCATATTAAAGATCAAGAATATTGTATTCTTGTTGGTGGTGTAAAAATTAATGAAGAGATGTTAGATATGGAAATAGAAAGTGACGTAAAGATAATACCTGTAGTACATGGTAATATTATACCTTTTGTTCTTGGAGGATTTAGTTTAATTGCAGGCATTAAGGGTTCTATTTTTGGGATTACATTACTTCCAAAAGTAGCAAGTTTTTTAACGAGTTTAGGAACAGGACTATTGTTGCAAGGAGTATCAAATCTTTTAGCTCCTTCTCCTCCTTCCGCTGGTCAACAAGAAGATCCTAGAGATCAAAGTTTTGTATTTTCTGGCCTTTTAAATAATACAAAACAGGGTGTTCCTATTAATATTGTTTATGGAGAGACATTAATTGGCAGTACAGTAGTAAGTAGTTCTGTTGATACTTTTCAATATGTGTCTGATGATTTTAATGATGAGCCTGTTTAATTAAATGGTTTTTGATCGCAGAGAAATTACTGATGCATCTTTAGAGTCAGGTGTACTTAAATCTATTGATTTTGGTTTAATAGTTGATTGTCTTTGCGAAGGACAAATAGAAGGCTCTGCATCTGCAAGTAAAGCTAACCCAAGAATTACAGATAAAAGTTTAGCTTCTTATAGAAATGCTTTTTTAAAAGATTTATTTTTAAACAAAATACCTGTTTTAGAAGCAACTGCAAGTAACACAAATCCATCAGAAAGTGATTTTAATTTTGATGTAAAACCAAGTAGTCATGATGATAGATTAAGTTTTAATTTTCAAGATGGCACTGCAAGCAACAAAGTTCTTCTTGCTGCAAATCAGCAAACATTTGAAGTTCCATTGTCACCATTACCCGATGATAATGAACTTAATCATCCAGCAGGTGGTACGGCAACAGCAAGATCAGCAACAATATCAAATCCAAATGTTGATGCTGTACAGGTCAAGATAAAATTTGATCAATTTTTTACAATAAATACAAAAAATGGAAATAGAAATGCTACCGCATCAAGAATCCTTATAAAGATTAATCCTAATAATGGATCGCAAACTACAGTTATAAATCAACTTATAGAAGGTAAAAGTTTTAATGCTTATAATGTTGATTTTGGCATAAATTTTACAACTGTAACTGGTTTTAATAAAACCATTGGAAATTCTGATGGTTCTTCTTTTTTTCCTGTTACTGTTAGTGCAGAAAGATTTGATCCAGAAGGTGATGGACAAACAGAATTTAATACAGCAAGATTAGAAGAAGTAAGAGCAATAATACGTCAACAAAATAATTATCCGCATATTGCATATTCAACTCTAAGATTTTCAACAGAACTATTTTCATCTGCTCCATTAAGAAATTTTAGGATCAGAGGAAAACTAATAAAAATTCCACATAATGCGACTGTTGATTACTCCAATGGAAGATTAACTTATAGCGGTGACTTTGATGGTACTTTTAAAGCTGCTAAGGAGTGGTGTAGCGATCCCGCTTGGGTTTTATATGACTTGTTAATCAAGCAGGCAGATAGAAACACAGATGAACAATATGGTGCGGAGATCCCAGAATCAAGTTTAGATGTTTTTAGCTTTTTTAAAGTCAGTAAATATTGTAATCAGCTAGTGACTGCTGACGATGGAACTCAGGAACCACGTTTTTCTATTAATGCAAATATACAGAATAGAAAGGATGCAATGGAAGTTATCAGAGATGTTTGCACAGTATTTAATGCAATTCCTTTTTATGAAGAAGGAACAATTAAAATTGCACAAGACGCTCCAAAAGATATAACTAATCCAACTGCAATTAGTTTTGATTATGTTTTTAATAATGCAAATGTTGTAGATGGTTCTTTTGTTTATTCTGGTACATCTTCTAAAACTAGATTTAATGTAATTAATGTATCTTTTTTAAATCTTGATACACAAGAAGTTGATTATGAAACTATTGAAGATACTGTTTCTCAGGCAAAATATGGTATTCAAACTAAAAATATAAATTCTTTTGGAGTTACTTCAAGGAGTCAAGCTGCAAGAGTAGGTAGATGGTTTTTAGTAACACAACAGGATCAGACGGAAACTTGTACATTTGAAACAAATATAGCTGCTGGTTCTGTCATATCTATAGGTAGTATTATTGGTATCGCAGATAGAGTTAAATCAGCATCAAGAAGAGGAGGAATTGTTAAGAGTGCTACTCAAAGTGCCATTACTATTGATAATGCTTCAGCAACTAATTTACCTAACCCTTCTAGCAGTTCGACAATAAGTTGTATGCTTAGTGATGGTACAGTTGAGACAAAAACCATTTCAGGATATTCAGGTAATATAGTTTATGTAAATAATGATAATTTTACATCTGCTCCAGTAGAAAACAGTCCTTACTTACTAGAAGAAACAAATTTAAAGGCATTACCATTTAGAATTGTTGATATAAAAGAAAATAAAAATAAAACTTATACTATCTCTTCTGTAAATTACAACCCTAATAAATATAATGTTGTTGATAATGAGGGAACAACATTACCTACAAGACCAAATACATCAACTGTTACACAATTATTAGATCCTCCGTCTATCAAGAATGGTGCAATAGAAGAAAAGATAATTGTAGATAATGGATTGGCAGTCACAATATTATTTATTGATTGGGAGCCAGTAACAGGAGCATCAGGTTATCATTTAATTTATAGAAAAGATAGAGAAGATCCACAAGTAGTTCCAACTCAACTTACTGAACATGAAATAATTAATTCTGGTGCTGGTAGCTATGAAATTAAAATTTATACAATTAACGCATTAGGACAGAGAAGCACTTATCCCACAACAAAAGATTTTAATACTCTTGGTTTTACAGAACCACCAGAAACACCAACAAATTTAAGAGTAGAAGCTTTGAGTAATACTCAAGTAAAATTAACATGGGATAAAGCTCTTGCAACAGATGTATTATTTAATGGATTTTGTATTTTAAGACATTCAGTAAAAACAATATCTCAAGGTGCTATTTTCGCTGATTCACAAGATATGAACATAGACATTACTGGATCTACTACTGAAATTATTGCACCAGCAATCGAAGGAACTTATAGCTTGAAATTTCAAGATGCCACTGAAAATGTTTCAGTAAACGCTGCACAGGTAGAATTTAATTTTGCAGAAATATCAGATGAATTATTAATTAAAGAGCAACGTGAAGATACATCTTTTAGTGGTAATAAACCTAATGGTCATTTACAGGTAGTGTCTAATAAATTACAACTTACAAATCCTGCCACATCCTTAACGGGTACTTATGAATTTGCATCTGTTTTTGATTTAGGAGCACAATATTCAAATATAAGACTTCAAAGACATATAGATGCACAAGGTTTTCTTGTATCAGGCGACTTTGATTCTGTTACAGATGTTGATGCATTGCGTCTTTTTGATGGAGAGGGATCAGAAAAGATAAAGTCTTTATTACAAGTGCAAGTATCTAATGATAATGTAACTTATTCTGCAAAACAAAATTTAACTAATAATGCTTTTGTAGGAAGATATTTTAAATTTACGAGTGAAATAACTTCCGTAAGTGCTAATGACAATATGAGTATAAGTGAATTAGGTTTTAAAGCTTTTCTTCCTGCAAGGATTGAAAATAAATATCAACAAGGAGGGGCAGGAGGATCTATAAAATCTGAAGCTCAACAATCAACGATAAATGCTTCGGGGAAAGATGTTTTATTTGCTAATAGATTTTTTGTTGGTACAAGTAGCACAATAGGAGGTGTAGATGATTTCCTACCTTCAATATCAATAGCACCTGAAGATATGTCTTCAGGAGTGTCTTTTGCTTTGTCTAATATAAGTGGAACAGGCTTTACAGTATTATTTACAGATGCATCAGGTTCTCCTGTAAATGTGAAATTTACGTTTCAAGCGGTAGGATATGGAAAAGGAGTTTAATTAAATGGTAAGAGTTAATTCTACTACTAAAGAATCTACAACAAATTTTTCACCAGCTAACGGTACTGGTTTAGCAGTAAGAACAGCTATAAAAGATATTCTTGAAGCTTTAAGAACAGTTAATAGTGATACAGGAGATCCTAGTGGGTCAGCTAATTTAGCTGCCTATCAAATGCATATAAATACTACAAATGAATCATCTAATGAGGCTATATTAAAAATTAGGAATGGTACGAACACAGGTTTTGTTGAAATAGGTAATGTTTTAGATACAAATTTAGGTTTGCTATCAAAGGGTGGTGGCGTTATGACAGGTGTTTTACAAGCTTCTGCTGGAAGTGTATCTGCACCTGCAATCAACTTTGGAGATAGTGGTACTGGCTTTTATAGAGTAAACTCAAATGTTCTTGGAATTGCAAGCGGTGGTAGCCAAGTATGTGATTTTGTTAGAACTAGTCAAGATGCTCAAATACAAATAAATACTAATACAAGTACTGTCAATGGTATGCTTGATTTTTCAACAGATCAAACCACTGTTGGACAAGATTTTGGCTTAAGGATTTTTAGGGCTGCTGGTTCATCTGGAGATTCCACAATACATCATAGATCAACTTCCAATAGTGGCGGTAGTTTAGTCATTAATAATCAAGCTGGATCAAATGGTAAAATTTTATTTCAAACAGGAGGTACTCCTTCCTCAACATCAGATGTTCCTTCTTATACACAATGGCTTATAGATGCAAATGGAGCTTTAGTTTCTAATGCAAGTTCAGTACCAAATGCCTTAACAAATGCTGGTGCTACTTTTCATCTAGAACAAAATGCTACTACTAATAAATTTAATGGGTTAGCCCTTGTTAAAAATGACAATGGATGGGGTACACCTTTATTCATTAACCGTTTAAATCCTTACTCAACAGGTAATTTAGTAGAATTTGAATCTAATAGTGTTTTTTGCGGATCTATCAATACAAATGGCAGTACTACAAATTTTAATACAAATGTTTCAGATAGGACACTGAAAAAGAATTTTGAAAATTGGAATGAAAATACTTTAAATTTATTTAAAAATTTAAATCCCCAAAAATATAATTATTTACATCAAGAAGATACTGCACAGAAAGATAAAGGTTTTATAGCACAAGAAGTTGTTGATAGTTTTCCAGAGGCATATCCACAGAATGACGAAGGTAAATATATGTTTAACCCATCTGGAATGGTTGTTTATTTAATGAAAGCATTACAGGAGTCAATTGCTAAAATAGAGACATTAGAAGCTAAAGTGGCTGCTCTTGAGGCTTAAACAATGACCGCTAAAACTGCTGTTAAAAACTTTACGATCCAACGTAGAGCAGACTTTCCAATGCGTCTTATATTTAAAGATGCTAATGGTACGGCTGTTAACATCACTGGATTTACGGTTGCAGCACAGGTCTGGAACGATGATCGCAGTACAAAATTTGCTGACTTTTCTGTTACTTACACTGATAGAGTTAATGGAACAGTGGATTTAAAATTAAGCGATACTGATACTGCCAATTTTTCTGTCAATATACTTAGATATGATGTTTTGTTAACAGATCCCAGTGGAGATAAAATGTATTATTTAGAAGGTACACTATTTGTAAGTCAAGGTTACACAACATGAGTTCATCAAATCCTATAACCATTGTAGAAATCGTTACTCAAG